AAAACCCTCGCTTTTTTCAATTTTTTCCAGTTCATTATTAAGATAGAATTCAACGAGTCCATGATATTTTGTGCCGCGCCATGACGCTGCGTTCCTAATCTTCTGTGCCTCGGTAAACCCGACACGTTTTTCCCAGTCTAGGATACCCTGCTTGGACTGATGCCCAACCACGGTGGTAACACTCGGCACCCAAGCACCGTCAGGTAGTTTATAAAATCTACCATGTGGCAGTGTTTGAGATTCCAACTCCGTAATTTCCGTCGCTGGACCGACGTGTGTAAAACTCATAATTTAGAAACCAAGATTAATTTTAGAGATAAGGTATTCTTTCACGAAACCTGAACGTACGATGTCATCGATACCAAACTCTACGACATCAACTGATGGCATAGTCTGCATGATCTTCATGAAGTCTAACACACCATTCTTCTCGTTGTTCTTAACGAGGTCTGACTGTGTGTAGTCTCCAGAGAAAATAATTTTACAGTTCTCACCAACACGAGTGATAATAGAATCAAGTTCGTGAAAGTTTAGGTTAGAGAATTCATCAACAATAATTACACAATCATCCATGGTGACACCACGGATAAAAGATGTGGACCAGAAAGAGATAGTCTCCTGTGCCCTAAGATTATCATACAACATTTCAAACGCATTGTCATCTGGCATTTGGAACATGTACTTAACCATGTTCTTGTATGGAATCTGATACAGGTTACTCTTGTCCTCATGATCTCCTGGTAGGAAACCAATCTCTCTGGTAGGCACCAGAGAACGAACCATGTATACCTTCTGGTATGGTGAGTCCTCAGCAAGGACTTCCTGCAGTGCCAGATACAAACTAATGAAAGTCTTACCTGTACCTGCTGCACCATGAAGAACTAAGTTCTTACCTGCTGCATAGGATTCAAAAACCTGCTCTTGGTTAGGAGTCAGAGGTTCAATCTGTTTCAGATGATCTAGATTGATTGCCTTCTTCCTATAAGAATGTGTCTTCTTAGAGGCAGGGGTTTGTACTTTTCGGTTTGCTCTTTTAACAGGACTCATATCAAGTATAACGAGAGAGGTTGGCACCAGGGTGGTTGGACTGGATCTTAGACATTACTTCTTTGAATCCATCAGACTGTTTAGGTTTGCCGTAGGTTGTGCCTGCGACACCTGCCTCCCAGTCCTTATCCCAGTCGGGGTTATCTTCTTTCCACTGACAATACTCCTTCATGGTCATGGAGAATTCTTTTTTCTCTCCAGTCTTGAGATTTTTTACATTGTAAGTAGGCATTAATCTACTCCTTTATTGTTGTAGTGAACTGCAATAGTCATGAGCAGAGATTGCATCTGCTCCAGAGTGCTACGAATTTGTTTTAACTCATCGTATATAGGATTTTTCTTCTTATGCTTGTGAGTCATTAATCAATCCTTAGGCACGGTTGTAGGTCATCCCAATCTTCAGGACAACCACAATCATCTGGACACCAGTCAAGTGCTTTAGCAACAATAGGGAACTGACAGATGAAGTGTTGCTTGCAAAGGTTAGCAATCTCCATGTGCTCCTTCTGTGTACCGTTAGCAGATCTCAGAGTAATATAATGGATCCATGATCTTACTGATCCTGTCATGTAAAGTCTGGTGGGCGTGTTCAAAGGAAGCACGGCACGAGCACACTCCTTTGCGATTCCTGCTTCAAGGAGTTCTTGATACAGGTGTTGTGCTTGATAGAAATGCTCTTCGATCTTCGCTTCAAACCTAATCTTAGTCTTTGCATCAACATCATCGATGCTGTTCTGCCTGTTCTTATGATCCTGCGACCTCAGTTCAGGGATAGCAATGTCACCCAGCATACCAGCATCAGCATACCGTTGGGAAAACTCTTGATATGTGAACGAACGGTGCCTCAAAATTTGAGGTGAAATTGCCCTCGTGGTATTGATTTCCAGAGTCATCATTGCCTGTTCAAATACAGACCAGTGACCATGCTTAATACAATACTTAAGGAGACCGTCAACCTTTGGGTTTTCCTGGTTGTTGGGGTTGCTCACACGGGCGATGTACCCCATGGTTTTCTCTGCATCAGGAGTGACAGAGATCAAACATACTTTAGTCATTATGATAGAAAAGGATACGAGAGATAACGTGAAGACCCCATGCTTTGAGGTAACCAATAGTTGCCAAACCAAATAGTCCAGGCATGATCCAGTTCCAAAGGAACATCAAGGCCACAGGTGCCAAGAAGAATTGTAGCGTAGTCACCACAACCTTCTGACCCATTTCATAATCACTTGTTTGCTTTTGTTTCTTCTCAATTTCGTCAAGCAATTCCTGCTTGACACCCTCTGCTGCTTTGCGAGGGTTAAAGTAAACATTGTCTTTGTTCATTTCTTGCTTGTTGTCACTTTAGATTTACCACCTGGGTTCCATAGTTTAGGATTGATTCTACCTTCTGATTGTTTCATGTCAAGAAAGTTCTTGCCATACTTATCATAGTAGTAATCAAAGATGTCTACTTGCTTGTTAGCAGTAACGACATCGTACTTCGTTTGAAAGTGGTCGCCAACCTGTACATTATATGATACAAGATACGCTGTGTAGGGAAGTGATGTGTCTTGTGCCAGTTCTGCTGGGCAGTCTTCATGGATAATTTTTATCTTCAAGACCGTCCTCCCCAAGTGATCTCAGGGAATGCTTCTTTTACCACTGCGTGTGTGATGCGATAGTGTTTGTGCAAGTCACGATTGAATACGTGAGTGAGAACTTCTGCTTCGTCTTTGTACAATGCTTCAAGCAGTTGAATGTACATAGTTTCAATGCGAAGTTGTGGGAGGTTATCCGCACCACCCTTCACGTAATAGTACAACTTCTTTGCTTCTTTTTCAAGGAGACTATGTTCGGTTCCCTGGGGTGCCTCGTTTGGTTTGTAAGGAACCTCTCCTTCAGGGATGCGAGTCTTTACAGACTCGTCAAAATTGATGATGAATAGAGTACGCAATGCCTGAGAGTTATTCTCTTGCAAGATCTTGACCTTCTGTGCCTTTGTCTTTGCACCGTGTGCCTTCTTCAACACCTCATGAATCATCAGTTTCATAATTAAAACTCCGTAATATGATCTAAAAGGTCTGACAGACCTTTGGACATGAAATACTTGTACATAGAACCACGCGGGGGTGGTTCAGTAATTTCAAATGTATTTATGATACTAGAAGAAACCTCTTCTGGGATACAATCAAAGTCAATAAGGATACGATTGCGTTCATAGTTCTTTGCAGTCTCCTCAGTACAGAATTCTTCTGGAGACATCTGAGACCATGCAGCAATCTTTGCTTTACCCAGAGGACGTTGACGTTTGCCTGATGAGAATGTGTCATCACAGGACAGGAAGTTAGGGATACCATCAGAGCGATCACCTTTGAGGATGTGCTCTGCCACAAACTGATGTGGATCTTCTGCCTCTACAAACTTCTTCTGGATAGGATTGTATTGATGAACGAACCTGAACTTCTGCAACTGCATGAAGTCTTTATCACCACTGAGGATCAATACCTTTTGTGGTGGTTGCATGTTGTTCTGCAAACGGATGTTTCTATATCCTTGGTCCTTACAGAGGACAGCGATAACATCATCTGCCTCTGCACCATCAACATCAATGACTTTGTATGGCATGTTCTCTTTGATCTCTGTCTTGATATTGTTCAAGACCTCAAAGATCATGTGCCAATCATGACTAGACTTCTCTCGATCCTTCTTACGTGTCGCCTTGTAGTATTGAAAATACTTACGACGCCAGTAATGCTTACTATCATAGCAAAGAATAAGTTCGCCATACTCCTTACCAAACTTGTTGCGATAAGACCGCAGCGAGTTCAATACCATATGGCGAACTAGATCTTCTTGAATTGTATTGTTATGTAGTGTCGAAACCATCAGGTTGCTGATGCAAACCTGATTCATATCAATGAGAATCATTAGACCTCAGTCATCTTCATCGTCAAGTATATCATCCTCGTCACCTAAATGCAAGTACAAAAGGTCGGATGGGTTGACGGGTTCACCGTCCTGATACATTTCAGGGTGCATCACCACCGCTGCATACTCAGCACGTTCCTTCCACTCATCAAAAGTCCCCTTGAGATTCCATGATGCCATGAAACCCAAGAGGAATGCTCCGATGGTAAGGAAGAAAGCGATGAACAGAAAATGCATTTCACTCATGGTGCTCTCTCCTATGTGCGGACTTAAAGTTATTTAGTACGTTTTTTCTTATTCTTTGACCCAGGTTTCCGACCTGGTTTGCGTTCGGCATGGTATTTCCATGCGTCCTCAAGGATACCGTACAAATATGCCTTGACTTTCCTTGCCTTAGGTTTAGGGATGTGACCGTATGCTTCCTTGAGTGCTTTATCACCACCCTTGATGTAACCTTCTAGTTCCATGACAGTATCACTAAGTTCTGCCGCAACACTAGACTCAATAAAAAGATCAGTGTCGCGACGTGACCACCTGTTGTTACTCAGATAGGTGTACATATTAAAAAGAAATTTACCGTTCAACATCGCCTCATCTAAAGCACGGTCAACGATCGTGAATAGTTCTTCGGTGTCTACAGTCTTACGCATTAAAGGAAATTACCCTCACGGAGATATTTGACAGTCTCAGTACATCCACCAGTCCTTTTACCAGCGATGATGACCTGAGGGAAAGTGGAACCAGGACCGAACTCTTTATAGAATTGTTCGCGAGTAAACTGTGCACCCAGACTGTACTTAGTATAAGGCCATCCCTTTGCACGGAATACTTCTTCGATCTTATTGCAGTAAGGACAACCTGCCCTTGTATAGATCATTGCTGCGCCAGGTGTTGCCATAGTAATTAATTAATTTACTTCTATGTATAGTATCAAATTTAATAATTGTCGTCAATGAAAGATTGACATAGATCAGGATTCTTTTTACACCACTGTCTCACGTAGGAGTCAGCA